GTCAATGACATCTAATGAAGAAGATTCTAGCAATGCTATCTTCAGCAGTCGATGCGAAATCGGCAACCAGATCCTATATTCTATATTCACCCTACACTTGTTCGTGACTTCGTTAATCCCAATGAAAGGATTTTGCAATTGGTAAGACTGCAAAATCTGGTTCTTTCAAACGAGAGACGAAGTGTGTTGACATAAGACTTGACGTGAGCCAGGCGAGATCGCCATTTCCCATCTGGGTAGCGATTTCTGTCTCTAACGTTAAGTCATATGTAGTCAGCAGGTTCTCCTTATCGAGAGTTAGGTTTTTAGGAACTTTGGATAAGTCTAGTGGCTCTGGATAAACGGGTGTTCGATACACCTTTTTCCATATGCTCTGTAGTTTACGAAGATAACCAGTCTCTTCCGACCTAGTGTCGTAGATATCTGACAAACCTTTGCAACGAAACAGAGCTTCCACACAAGCTAATCCATATACCGATTGTTTCGAAGTCATGCCTCCGGCACCAGCAGCGAACTCATACATCATGTTGAGTTGACTCTGAAGGTCCTTTGGCCAATTTCGGAAACGACGCTGAGCGTATTGCCAAACCTTCCAAGGCGCATCGATAGGTTTAGAGGGGATTTTAATATTACTATTCAAAATCACTCTAGCCAAACGACGCTCTCGGTCGGAAGGACAAAAACGTCCAGCACTCGGTAGTCCTAAACCCCCCAAACTCTCGGGGAGAAACCAGGGAACTCGGGCTTGGCGTAAAAGATCACAGTGTCGATGTATAAAGTCACCAAGAACCTTCTCACGAAGGAGCTCAGGACAATTTTGGATAAGATCACGGGCGCGAGCGCCGATCGAACCAATTTCTACACCGATGTCTGCGGAGGTAACCTTTCCTCCAGACCTCTTTAAGCCAAATAACAAACCTAAATTAACATACTCAACACGTCTGAAGAGTATTAACCTTTCGACTTCAGCATAATCGGACTTACGAATAGACCGAATCTTTACTGGATCGAGAGGCGTATAATTATAGGTTGTACTGTTGATGTTGAGAAAAGTACGAGATATATAAACTTTTCCTATGGATGGTTTAAGTCCACAGAAAGAAGTTATCTTTTCCCAAAACTGTTTTCCAGGATATGAAATGCGCAACAAAGCGTCGTCACCGTTGACACACATACGTGCGTCTGCGAGTGTAAATAATCTATTGGAGTCTAATTCAAGACTCCATCGACACAAAGCCGCGTTTGCAATACACAAAACTGGAAAGGAAGTAACACTTCCCATCAACTGCCCATTCTCTTGCTTAACCAAATTACTCAATGCACCATCATCCAACTCCGGAAACTCCTCACGTAAATCAAGAAGCAAGGCAGCACGCTGCTCAGCCGTCTGATTTATAACGGATTGAGAATCATGGAGATAGTGACGGGTTAGCGAACGTCTAAAGAGACGTCGCTCAACATCAGTGAGCCCGAGTTGTGTACTTACTTCATCAGCGATGATTTCGGACACCCAACTATGGAGCTCATTAGTTGCATTTGAATAATCTGCAGAAAGAAAATAGTTATCCCATCTTAAATTAGCACCCATTCTCTGTTGCACATACTCGGGAGTCACAGGACTACCGATAAGTGTAAAAGCAGGATGCTTTTGTAAGATCGACCACATTTTTCTCTGCAAAGGTTTGAGAGCCGTGTAAAGATACGGTGGACCTTTTGAAATTACGCGAGTCTTTAAGGCCTCTGGGAGAGCCAAAGGGACTGCGACCGGAACCTCTGTTTCGGCTTTTTTCAATATCCTATTGTATAATTCACTAAACTTCTCACGCAAGAGAGTATCGTTCGCGACCACACGGCGCG